GGGTAATGCTTTGGGCGAACCCTCAGAACTTTCATACTGTCAACCTCCCAAATTGTACATCAAAAATATAAATCGAGCTGTTTCCTTAGAGCCGCCATTTGCGACGTGGGCACTCACCGACTGGGCATTCGACCAGGGACTGACCTCGGCACTCGAAAAATATCAATGATCAATAATAGCGGTTGTACTTCCGGTTGGCTTTTGCACGAGCTTCCGTAACATCAGGGGCTACGAAACCAAAGTTGATCACATAGCTCGGGATATTGTACGAACGGGCAACCAGATTTTCGATTGCACAGCCACGGAACGCCTTCTCCTCATCGTAGATCCCGATAAAGTAGTCTGCATCCGCCATCTTCTTGATGCTCTCGCCGAGGTGCCAGACTGCCTGATTCGCATCAGCCGGAGGATCATCAGAAATATAAGTCTGGATCACCTCCAGCTCCTCGCCAAACACAGCCTCAGCAATATGGTGCATCTGCTCCATGGTTGCTCGGATCTGTGCTTCAGTGCGGCCTTTCATCGGTGCGCTGATAAACAGTTTCTTCATATGCTTCACCTCAGAACGGAATTTCGGTGTGGTCGCTCGGCTCTGCCATGTCTGCTTCAGGAGCTGCAAACCGAGCATAGCGCTCTGCATACGGATCAGCGTCCGCATCCTGCTCAACGTACATCACATCCGCATACAGGCTGTACTCGCCGGGTGCATTCCGCTTCTCGACAAGGTTTGCCTGAAGACAGACGTTTTTGACCCTGATAAAGTCCAGCTGGCTGATCGTGTCCGTGTTGCAGAGCAGGCGCTTGCCAGAAGTGGTGACCCAGTAGATATGCGGGGGCCACTTGGAATCCATGTTGATCGTCACCGGCACGAAGTAGATCGGAACGAACGGCTCGTCGTAGGTACGCTCAGGATTCGGATTGGTCTGACGAACCTTCACGCCGAGATCCATGAGGTGATTCACCAGCTCCATGGTGGGAATGACCACATTGACGCGGCGCTTGTCCGAGCCAAAGCGATCACGGCTGGGATCACCGCTGAAGTTGGTGGTAAAGATGAAACGGGTATCGTCGATATTGACTTTCTGGCGCTTGGTGTACATAAATATCAGTCTCCTTTTTACTTGTTGATTTCGAGTTCCAGCATGGAAAGCGCGGCAGACACTCGGCCCATCTCAGACAGAAAATTCGCAGGATTGCCTTTTGCTGCCGCCTCCAAAGCTGTTTCGTAGCTCTTCTTCGCCTGAGCGATGTACTTCTTGAGCGCATCATTCTCGACAGAAGAGTTTTCCGTATAGGGCTTCCCGGGATACTTCTTCCCGCTCTTCTCAACCAAATTCTGGATCTCCTTGTAATAGCTGCCCTTGTTACCACCGCAACGCTTTGCAATTGCCATGGCCAGTCCCTTCTCCGGGTCGAAAACATCCTTCTCGCTGCACTTCACAACGGTCTTGGAACCATCCGACCAGTAAACGATCGTGGCCGGAGGAGCAAAAATAACGTTCTTAATGGATGCTGTGCTCATAGCAGCTCTTGCCTCCTTTTCGTATGTCCTGTTGTACATTGCCTGCGCCTGAGCAGTATAGCTGGCGTTATCGAGTGCATCCTGGTGATAACTCCCATTCTTTTTGATATAGGCATTACTGGCAGAATCCCAATAAATGTCATAAGACTTAAACTGGAACGTATGGCCTGTGTCCAGTGTAATCATCGTCTCCCCATCCACCGTTCTAACAACATCGGTAATGTTACCAATTACACGTTTGTTACTGTCACAAAGTTTGTGCATCATAAAATATCACCTCACGTCAAAATTTCTTGCTGCTTCTTCCTGCGCATCGCTCCAGGGAAGATCCGGCGCAGTCCAGGGAGCAACACCGTCGTCGCCAACGAACCAGTTGAAGTCGCCGTACTTGGAGATCTCCTCAACTGCCTCATCGACTTCCCGGTTGAAATATCTTTTGTCGATATCCTCCTGCATCTGAAGCTGATAGACCGCCTCGCTTTCCAGCCAACGGTAATCCTTTGCTCCGGTCACAGAAGCATATTTCCGTTCGCCGGTATCCGTCAGGCCCGCTTCCCGCAGCAGCAGAGCGCCACCCTTTCCCGGCATGATCGGGCAGAACTGTCCCACGCGTCCCACAAAAATATAATTGTGTTCGCCTTCGGGCAGGTCCTCGTTCTTGTCGAGATAGATAGCGCCCTTGGAAACGGTCTTTGTCTCGCAGAGGTCAGTGAACTCGATCTTCTCCTTGGAGAACAGGGTCTTGAACACATACGGCACCTGGAACTGTGTGCCCGTCGCTGTCCATTCGCCGCCTTCGTCCTTGCAGTCGCCCGGGATATAGCCGTAAAGCGCCTCACAGCGGTCCGCAGTCATGTACTTTGCAATATAAACGGCATTGTTTACCAGGCACATCCGCTCGTAGGTTGCCTCGTGCTCGAACGTGTAGCCGTACTTCTTCGCAAAATCCATGCAGTACGCAATGATTTCCGGGGTCGCATCGGGGATCTTGATCGAATCCGTTTTGATATGCGCGACCTTAAAGCCGCGCTGCTGCACTTCATCCTGCAAAGTGCGCATAAATAAAGCCCCTCGAAGCGCCACAATGTTGTTGGCGTTCTTGGGGTTGCGGAATGGGTTGTCGAAGCTTGCACTGGTCAACCCGTAAACCGAGTTGATGGCGATCTTCAACGCCTGCGCCAGAGCCTTTGCCTGCTGCGGATCATCGAGGTACTTTGCCAGTTTGCCGCCAAAGAGCCCCTTTGCCTTCTCGTACTCGCCGTGCTTGACGTAAATTCGTACATCCATCAGGTCGTTGAAATGCTTGGTGTACTCGCCAAAGTAGTTCATGGCAACAGCCGAATGTGGATGCAGCGACGCAACGTCCAGCAGGGCTACGTTCGTGTACATCCCGGGCTCAGCGTAGACATAACCACCCATGCCCAGGTCTGTGCCCCGGAACATGTTATGGTACTTGCCGTCCTCGCCCTTGGCCCACTCGTAACCGGGAAAGGCATTGATGATGTTGCAGTCGGTCAAAATATCAGGCTCAACTTCCACAATCGCATCGGATTTTCCCGTAGCAAGGTCGGTGTAGACCAGCCGTGGGTGCTTTTCCTTGCCGAAAATAATGCGTGTTGTCAGCGAGTTTGTCGTGTCGTTCACCGTCATCCCGGCAAGGTCCGCCAGAATCTCTCGCGCCACAAAGTCTGCCTGACGTTTTTTCGAGTAGAACAGGGTCTCGGTCGCGATCACGTCGTTGTCGCAATACTCGGCCACCTTGTCCCACAGGCTCTTCGGCACCGGCTGATCCCACGGAAGTCCCAGCTCCTGATGGTGGATCCCTAACTCGATTTCAAACTTCTTAAGGCTCTGCTTTTTCGACGAGAAGTCGAAAATATCCGTGTAGGACAGGTTGTACGCCTCACCAAAGAAGCCCGTGTGTTCGTTGATGATCCGGTTGGACAGCGCATAGATCTGCTCCACCGACATTCCGATCATGCGGGCCCAGAGGATATGATTGTCGTACTTGCGGTTGTTGAAGCCGACCAGCCGATACTTTGTCAGGCTCTCAATCTCTTCCGGCGTAGGATTTACCATGCGGTGTACAGGCTCCTGCTTGGCAAACTTCCAGTTCACGAGCAGCAGGTTCGGGAACACCTCCACGTCGAAAAATATCAATGGCGTTTCCTCCCCCACAGGGGCCTCCCGCTGAATGTCATCCTTCGACTTGAAGTGCATCTTCGCCACGATCTTCAGGCAGGTGTCCGCCTGGTTCGTGCTGCTGGCGGCAAAGCCCAGGATCGCATTCCGCATGTCGTCCACGTTGTAAACGACATTACCCTCGTAGGCTTCGTCCATGATGTGTGCAATAAAGTCAATGCTGGGCTTCGTATAGGGGCTGATCTCCTTGGCAAGGGCTTTCTTGATGAGGATACGCAGGTGCCGCTCATCCTGGATCTGCTTTGTATCAACCATTTTCGTTTCTCCCTTCAGTGGCAGGCCGCTGCTGATGGTCGCAACCGGAATATCATTGCATTTCGACAGTTTTCTCCGCAGAGAGGACTTCCCCGTGAACACCTTGACCTCGATGTTCTCGTCGTAGATCCTGCTCAGCTTCGTTGCATCGCCGGTGTAAATATAATGCAGGTGGATGCCCGCACCAGATTTGCTCAGCTCCGCATAGGTCTGGGGCCATTTGGAGGCAGCTTCCAGGTTGCGCTCGAAGCTCTTTTTTCCATCCGGCCCGGGAATATCAAAGTCGATGACAATGTGATTCTCTGGAACTTTCACGTAGTGCAGTCTCGAAGCGTCCAGTTCGGCCAATTTTGACTTGACATTCTCCCATTTTTGCATCGGAATGCCATCGTCTGTCGCATATTGTGCAGGGCAGTCCTTGCAAATATCATTGAAGAGAGAATGCTGCTCCTTGAACTCGATCCATGACGTTTCCGGCTCGGCAGTGGGTTCTTCTGCCTTCACAGGTTCGTCAAGGAACTCTTTGAATTTCTCCGCTTTGAAGCCACTGTAGTAGCTCCGCACTCGCTCGCCATTCACGGTCTCCGCGCGTTCCTTGTACTCCTCGAAGTAGTTCATCAGCTCTTCCCGGAATGCGCGGCGCGAGTATGGGTACGCCACCTTTGCCTCGTCATTGTAGGTGTTGTACATCGCCCAGGCCCGCTTCAGGGATACGCCGTCCTCCTTCTTGAAAATATAAAAGGAATCCAGCATGAAGTTGTAAAAGTCGTTCGATGCACCCAGCATACGGGTCGGAATATAATCATCATAGAGATGTTTGTTCTGCTCGTATACCTCCTTGCAGTGCCATGCGATGCCACCCAGCTCAAAGTCCACCTTCGCTACAAGGTCACGGTACTTTTTTGCAGGGATTTTTTCGCCGGTAGGTTCCACATCGATCAGTCGTCGGATCAGGCCCGATTTTGCGTCCGTGATCTTAACGGGCTTGTTGGTGCCCAGAAACATGAAACACTTGAACTGGCTGGAATACTGGCTGCGGAACTTCTCGTTCACCAGCATGGTCTCGTGGGATACCAGTGAGTTCAGCCGGGTGTTGTCCTCGATGCGGGAAAGGTCACCGTCGTGCTGGATCGCGATCAGCGGGTTCGATTTGAACGCCTCCAGCGCAAACGCATTGGACGATGACCCCAGCACCTTGGAGTCAAACACCGACCAGTACCCGTCGAAAAGTTTCTGGACGATGTTCAGCACGGTCGATTTGCCGCTTCCGGGTGGGCCGTAGAGCACGAGGAACTTCTGGATCTTGCGGGAATCGCCGTTCACGATCGCGCCAACCGCCCATTCGATCTTCTTTCGCTCCTCGGGAGAATATAAGGTGGTCATCAGCTCGTCGTAGGCGCTGATGTTCCCCTCCTCCAGAAGATACGGCAGCCGCTTCGACGCATAGCTTTCCTTCTTGACCGGGGTGTTCGCAAATATCAATGTATCGTCAAGGGTGTGGTAGTTGTCCCGCATCTGACGCTGACAGTATTTGTGCCAGTTGTCGATCATCCCGCTCTCCGCGTCCCACATGTGCAGAACACGGTAGCTGTCATTGAAGACCTGCTTGTGTTCCTCCGCGTAAATATCCAGCGCGCGGTCGATCATCTGGAGCGCATCCTGTTCGTCCGTGCTCCAAAGCCCCCGCTCTTCCATCCAGACCGCGTAAAAATCAGAACCCCGGATCATCAGGTCTTTCGACTTTTTGATGATGAATTTGGGATAAATTTCGATTGTCCCGCGTTTTCCCGTCCGCGTTGCAATCATCAGGAAATCAATCATTTGTAACTGACTTCCTCCTTTCTCCGAGGTTTTTATACGTCTTTCTCTTTCTGGAGGGTCATCTGGGCCAGCGCTGCCTCTGCCTCGCGGGCACGCTCATCGGCTTCCTTGCGCTGCTTTTCCGCCTCGTTCACCATCTTGCAGGAGACAAAGCCGAACCACAGCAGGCCAGCGATGAGAATGTTCTTCCGGATGCACTTGCCCTTCATGCGGCGGATGGTGTGATTGGCCACTTCCAGTGCAGCCTTGCTGTTGCTCAGGTCGATCAAAATATCAGTCAGTTCCATTGTCAATTCTCCTCCAGTAATTCGGGTCAGCCAGAATCAGCCGACCAATGTTATTCTCGTCTCGACATGCCGTGATTCGCAGCATCACATGGGAATCGTCGAGTATCTTCTCAACGAATCCTTCCATAGGGATGCAGATTTTCGATTCATATGTCATCAAAACTCATTCTCATTCAACCAGCTCATCAACTGGTACCAAATATCAATGGTACGCATGTCGATGGACGTACGGGTAATCGTAAAAAGACCGCCAGCCCCATTCGGCTGGTAGTCCCGATCCATAAACCGGGCCAGGATCGGTTCCGCGCGCTTTTCGCTGAAACGGGTGTCATCCATGGCAGCCAGGCCCAGACTGACGACCATGCTCCAGAACCACTGCCCCACGCGGTTGCCCATGCTGCGGTCTTCCATGATGTGCTCCTCGATGCGAATCGCCAGCGCCACCATCATCTCCAGCATAGAGCAGGGTACGCCCTGAAATACCGCATCGATCTTCCCGTACGGAATATTATTCTCCGATGCAAAGCGGTACCGCAGGTTGATGCCGTCCGTTGCCCGGCAGACATCCATTTCGCACGCCGGAATATAATCCCGGTTAAAAAGATACATCAGTAAGCGGTGAAAGCTGAGGTTCCGGGGTTCCCATTCGCCGCAGACGATCTTGTAGAGCCAGTCATAATACTGCTCCGTCTCCCTCATAAAGTTCATTCATCCTCCTCATCGTCGTGGTTGCCGGGCCAGTTCTCCCGAACCCGGAGAATCTCGTAGTCCTTGTGGTAGTTGTGGTTACGGACATGAACAGCGCTCGGTACGAACTCGCCAATGCGATTCAGCGCCTCGTTGCCAATGATCTTCGGAATATCATCTTCGTCCACGGGCTGATCCTCCGTATCGAACACCAGCTTTCCGTCTGCGTAGTAAGTCAGAAAGGAAGTCTCGTAGTCGTCCAGCTCGCCGAACTGATCCGGCTCAATGACTTCGATGGCCTCATGCGCCACTACATCTTCCGGGTCAGATTCGGTACGGTACTTTCCGGCCAGCTGTTCAAAGCTCTTCTGGGTCGCCCTTTCTTCGATGGTCTTGTCCATATCGGCTTCCTTCTGCCGCAGATTCTCACGCTCGGCCTCGTACTTTTTGCCGTAATAGGTTTCGTATTTCTTCTCGAAAACGGTGTGCATCACAAGGGCACCTGCCCCAAAGCCTGCTGCAAAGAGCAGAATATCACGCACGGTCTTGTTCATTGTCGATGTCTCCTTTGATCGTCATCATGGTAAACGCCAGTCCGCCAAAGAAAAGGGAGACACTCATCAGAATGCCTCCCACCATGTGGCGCTTGCGTTTGGTATCGGTCAGATAGTCCAGAAACAGGAAAGTGCTTTCCAAAGTTTCCATCGTTCCACCTCACTCAGAAAGAACCGCCAGACCAGAGACGAAGCAGACTCCGGCCATGGCAGCAAACAGGTAAGACAGTCTCTTAACGAATCTGGTCATAGCGTATTCCTCCAAAATATCAGTCTCAGATCTTGTCGATGATGGGTCCGTCACAGTTGAATCGCAGCATCACCGAGCGCTCCCCGCCGTTGATAAAGCTGTTCAGCGCCTCGTCGCCCTTGACGTAGTTGGTCACACCAAAATCCACGTGGTTCTGTCGAGTCGGATCGTTCGGGTCATAGATCCAGCCCACGATCTGGCCTTCCGGGGTCTTCAGGGTCACACCTCCGTGGGTGCCCAGAGATGCCAGAACATCATTCAGGAACAGGTGCCCCTGGGTGCGCAGACGCTTGTTTGCCGCCTGCTCCATCAGGAACAGATAGTTGCGGTTCAGCATATTGTCGGGCTGCCAAGTGTCCACAGTCTCGTCAAAGATGCAGGTATAGGGGCTGGTGTGCTGCATGGCGATGTCCTTGTACTCCTTGATGGTCTCCTCCACGCCCTGCTCGTTGGTGCGCTTGCTCTCGAGCTCCACAGCCTTGATGTTGTGCTCCAGCTCCTCCTGAACACGGCTGCCAAAGCGGTCGGATACACGGCTCTTGTACTCCTCAAAGGCCTTGTCCAGAGCAATATAAGCCGCAGTCAGGCTTGCATTGCGCTTGGACATGATGTGGTGGGAACCGAACATGCAGCCCAGAGATACCGCACCCAGGGTGACCGCAGGCGCATACACTTTTGCCAGCTTCAGGCCGGTCTGGACGTAGGTGGTCGTAATATCGCTCTTGTAATCCTTCTCGGTGTAGGTCTCGCCCTCGCTCAGCTGGATCTCACCGCTCTCGATCTGCTGCTTGGTCGTGTGGATGCTCTCCACCTGAGCATTGTGCTCGGTCAGAATATCCTGCGCCTTGATGGTCGCCTTGCAGGCCAGCACGGTAGCAGTCACACCACCAATGGCAGCGCCAACGATCATAACGGTGGGGCTTGCCTTCTTCAGCTTGTAGCCGCACTTGGATGCAGTACGGGTCATCGTTTCCACGATTTCGGTTTTGTCGATCTTTTTCAGGAACTTCATAAATATCAATCCTTTCTTATTGTTCAGCGCAGCGGTACAGGACGAGGCAGCATCAGGCGATATCCGCCCGGGATGCCCTTGATGAACGCCCCGTCAAGGTTGTACCAGCCGTAGTTGTAATCGGTACTCTCGTTGGAAACGCCCATCAGATCCCACAGGTCGCCCACAGAAACCTGACCGTACTGGCGAATCGCATCGTACATCTGGGAAAGCGTGTCGTCTGCATCCCCACGGAACTCAAAGTCCAGGTTCTGCAAGCTGCGTCCTGCGGCCCGGTTCGGATTCCCCTGCCGGTTGCCGGAGCCTCCCTGATAGTAGGTGTCGTAGCTGTTCCGCTGGGTGCGGGAGCCGGAGTAGTTGCTCGAAGAGCCGCGGGAACGGTCCTCGCCAAACAGTGCAATGCTGACCGCAGAGTTGAAAATGCTCCACAGGCCGTTCTTCAGCATGGGCAACAGATAGTCCACCACGATGCGGTTCTTCACGGTCTTGAGGTCCTCGGCCAGGAACTCGTTGGCGATCTTCTGGATATCGTTCTGCTCCTTGAGGGTCACTTTTCCCTTGACGACCTTCTGGAACTTCTTCTGAGGCTCTGCGGCAGGCTGCTGTCCGATGCTGCTCTTCGGCATGTTTACTTGTGCCATGTTGTTATCCTTTCAAAAACAAAAAAGTAAGAGCCGCAGATTTCTCCACGGCTCTCGCCTTACCTAACATTACTTCTCTTCAGAAGTTTCCTCAACGTCCTCGTCAGGAACGTCCACCTGTGCAGAATCGACATCCTCGATCTTCCAGGGCTTCTGCCAGACGATCTTCTTGGTCTTCGGCTTCTCCTCGTCTTTGTTCTGCTTCTTGGCCTTGTGCTTCCGGTACAGTCCGTATCCCACGGCTGCAACCAGACCCACAGCACCAACAGCGAGACCAATGCCCGAGCCGTTGCTCGAAGTTTCCTCGTTATCGATCATCTGAACATTCTCCTCCGGAACGACCTCAACAGAAGTCTCGTTCTCCATAGTAGTTTCGTTCATGTTCATCATTTCGTCCATTTTTGTTACCTCTTTCTTAAATATAAGTTTATAATGTCGGAGTATTACCTCCATAAAAGAAGCTGAATTTTTCGCGCCGGGTCAAATATCAATAGCCGCCCAGCCATTTCGGAGGCGTGTGATACTCCAGCGTCAGGCAGGGCATTCCATCCTCGTCCAGCCGGGACGCATAGAAAATATCAACGTTAAGCCCCGAATCCGTGTCCCAGCCCAGCAGGTCACCGTTGACGCAGTGGTCGATGCCCAGATAGTCGAACAGATCATTCTCGCTCACCCGGAAGTCACTGAGCAGCTGTTTGTTGACCCCATTGACGGCCTTTTCGATCATGGCCTTGGTCGTCCAGAAGTAGGTGTTGGTCAGGCTTTCCCAGCACTTCACCCGCTGGTCGTAGGAAACATCGGTCGTGGCAAGGCCCTTGGCAGGCTGGATGGTTGCCGGTTCGGGGCACTTAGCCATCTTTTCCAGTGCAATGGTCTCCCGGATCTCCTGTTCCTTCTCGGGGCCGATGGCTTCCAGCACCTTGTCCTGATAGGTCTTGAGCGCGCTCTCAGAAAGGGTGCACGCCGCGGCCAGTGCAGCATTCCGCCGCTCGTCCACATGGACTGCACCAATGACACAGCCCGCAGACAGCACCATGCTCAGCGCAGTCGGCACATACACCGGGCCTGCCGTCTTGACAATGGTCTTCACGTCCAGCTTTTCCACGCCCAGCTCCTGCTTTTTCTCGTCCAGCAGGATCATAGCCTTAGGGGTCGCGGTCACAGCGAAATAGACCGCCGTAATGCTTCCAGTGATCGCCAGACCACCCAGGATCTTGGATGCGTTCTTGCCTGCGCTCCTGCGCACTGCCTTTGCAAATGTTTTCAGGTTCATGTTCGTACCTCCAAAAATTTATAAAAAGAAAGAGCCTACGATTTCTCGTAAGCTCTCGCCTTTCAGATATGTCCGTGCTGCTTCAAATTCTCGAAGCGAATTTCTGTTTCACGCTGATCATCGCGCTCCAGTTGGATCTGGTAACGGATATATTCGTACAGTCTGGTCGGCTGCTTCTTCAGATAGTGATACAGCCCTGTAAAGCCGTATCCTACTGAACGTGCAACTGCCTTCAGTACGCGTACCATTGCCTCGTCCATCTTTGCATAATAGTCGTGATCGTACATAAATATCAATCTCCTTTGTTTGTCAGTTCGGATATCTCTTCCATAAGGGAGACTGAAATTTTCGCGTTTACAGGTTCTTTTCCGCAAGCTGGCGCTGAACTTCTTCCCGCACCATGTCCTGCATTTCCTCTTCGCTGCGCTGCTCCTCGATCAGGTCGTGGCCAAAGCTCAGGATCGCGCTTGCAGCCATCATTGCCACGGATGCAACTTTCCACCAATTGATTTTCTTCATATTCATTCTCCTTTGCTCTCAGAACGGTAAATCATTTTTCAGTTTTTCGATTGTGCTTTTTGTAACGCTATCCACTAACCCTTCGTAAGGATCAAAATCCAAATAATCCTCGATCGGCTCTTCAAAGGCAGTGACATAATATACTTCCAGACCGTCATCTGTTTGTTGCTTTGCATAGCTGAAATCGATCCAACCACTGTTCCACATTTCGCTCATGTAGTCGATGCTCCAACCCCGACCATGCAGTTCTGGAATAAAGTCGAGATTAAGGTAACCGTATACGTCGTTCAGCGCAATATAGCCATTGGCATTGAAGTCACGGTTTGCTTCGTAGAACGCCGTCAGAAGCTCGGCTTCCGTTGCATGAAAATATCTTTTTCCGATAGGGTCATAGCAGAGCAGCTTTTCGGTTGCGGTATTCTTGACTGTCTGATCTTTTTCCGCCATCTCGATGGATTTGGCTGTCTCGAAGATCTCATTTTCCTGTTGATCACCAATAGTTCGCCGCACCTGCGCCCGGTAGGTCTGATAGGTCTTTCCCAGTGCCATATATGCCGCGGTCAGGCCTGCGATCTGCTTTTTGTTCAGCGCGTTGGAGCCCAGGATGCAGGCAATGGTACCGCCGCCAAGAATCACAGCCGGAACGTATGCTTTCCAGCACATCAGAACAATTTGTTTCTTTGTCGGAGGCTCTTCTGTCACTCCAAACTCGTTTTCGTTGAATTTTGTCAGCTCCTTGTCAACTTCAAGTATGTGCTGTGCCTTCGTGGTTGCCCGCCCGGTTTCAATGGCCGTTGCTACCACACCAACAGATGCCGCCACCGCCAGAATAGTTCCACCGTGCTTGCGTAAGAATTTCGCGCATGTTTTCGTCAGTTTCATTGTTCAACCTCCAATTAGATTACATCAGCCTTCTTGAGAATATCCATCAGCTGCGCCTTGGTCATCTCTGCGTCCACCACCAGATGGATCTTCAACTTCTGCTCTTTTTCGCTCCAGTTCGCCTGAACCTCGCCCAGCTGTACCTCTGTACCGGGTAACTGCTTTTTCAGTATCTTGTTGATGACCTGCGAGATGATGTGGCGCAGAAAACTCGACCGGATCAGCATAATGTCCTCCATAATGTTCAACCTCCAAAAATAAAAATTAAAAAGAGAATGGGCCTCGAACCCATAACCTCCACAATAAAGTGGCGCTCTACCATTTGAGCTATCTCCTCCATAAGGGAACATGAATTTTTCGCGCCTAGATCAAACTCCGGTCAAACACGGTCTCCCAGCGTTCTCTCTTGAGGGGTTTCATGCGCAGTGCCCACATGATCTGCCGTACGGTCACAGTCGGGTACTCGCCCTTTGCGTTTTTCTTCTTGGCGTGGCTGTCAAAATACTGCCGGAACCCTTCATGCAGATAGATCTTGTCGGTCAGCCAGGGGTCGATGGCGCTCCAGTAAGTAGCTTTGGTTTTCTCGTTGTACCGCTGCTGGATCACACACAGGCCTTTCCCCTGTTCCCGGTAGAGCGTGCAGACACGGTACACCGGATGATTGCACCGGTAAACGCTCCCGTAGTAGCTCGTCCACTCTTTTGGCGGTATGTCGTGATATCTCATAAAAAATAAAGAGAGCCCGCAGCTTTCGCCACGAACCCTCTCGGTTCCTCCTTTACTTTCTGTCCGTAAAGCCTCTTTTGATCTCATGGAGACCATCGTTCATTGCTCTGGAAAGCGGCGCTACACCGCCAGCCTCGCAGATCGACCAGTATACCGTCGTACCAATCGTTCCCAGAAACGTCAGGCAGCTGATGCCAAACTTCGCCCACTCAATGCGCCGTGCCTTCGCAGCCTTCTCCTGATCGTTGATGACCTCCTGGCCCTTCCGTCGTTCCTCATCCTCTTTCAGGTTCTGGTTGCTCTCCTGCTCGTCGCTCTTGAGCTGCATGTCGTACAGCTGCAATGCCATCTTCGCCGTGTTCGTGTACTCGTCCGTACCCGGTTTCAAGTCCTTGAGACTCTCCAGCGATTGCTTTGCCGCTTCCTTCAGCAATTCTTTGTTTTCGTAGTTTTCCATTTTGATTTTCTCCTTTACAAAGTAATTAGAGTTTCCTCCATTAAGCACCATGTTTTTCTCGCGTCAGGTCCAGTTTGTGCACCCGCAGTATGATGTACTTGTCGCCTTCAAAATTCTTCACCTCCTCATCCAGGCTCAGGCTCAGGTAGGGCCAGTCCGGGTTATCTTCATCGCCGATCAACAGCTCGCCCACCTCGTAAATATCACGGTAATGGAACCAGCGGTAGAGTGCCATCCCGAAAAGTAGGCCCAGAATGATAGCAGCGAATAGGACAGCGTAGTAGATGTACAGCATTTTGATTTTCTCCTTTTTAATAATGTAGTTGATAAAACGGTCTTCTGCGTGATGAAAAATAAAGAGCCTACGATTTCTCGTAAGCTCTCTACACCTTAGATGTCGTTGCGAATCAGGAATAAGTCACCACGGCTGCAAGTAGCCCGTACAATTCCATTCGCCCGAATCAACGCAATCGCATTGGCGTAAGCTCCGCGTGCTGTCTGAGCGCTCTTATACTCGCCTGTATCAATGTACATAACTTTCTGATTGCTCTCAATAAACACCCGGATCTTATCCATCGCGTTCACATAGCCTCGGTCGTAATTTACCTTTACTCGTTTGCCCATAATTTCAATCTCCTTTATTCATATTCGGAAGACATCCTTCCGTAAAGCACAAAGAAAATTTCGCGTTGAATCGTAACAGTCTATTCTAGAATAGAAAAAGAAAAGAGCTCAAGTTTCCTTGAGCCCGTTTTCCGGTCAGAATCCATTAGCGGATACCACACCGAACATCGTTCAACATGAGGAATTCTTCGCCCTCATTCCAACCCGCATACTTGTCGTTGGACGACTCGTTAAATGCGGTCATAATAGAGTTCATCATTTCCTCAAAACCTTCAACAATATTCTTCAGCATAGTAAATACCTCCTAAAATTTGTTATTTCTTTCCATAATAGAAGGTGTATTTTTTCGCGCCGGAAAATAAAAAAGAAGAATGCTTGAGTTTTCAATCCCAAGTCATTGGATGAGTACCGTTTATTTTATGGAACGTTTCATTCCGTACTCGCATCGATGCCTATTTAAGTTGTCACAACTACCAATTATTCATTGGCTGACCAACACCCTTTATTCTTCCATAAAGGACCATGTATTTTTCGCGTCATCCACGCTCAATACTCAATGTCCAGAAGAATTTGCGGTATTGCTCATAATAACTTTCTCGGCAGCAGGGGCAGCCATGAATTCGCAGCACATCATACGGAACACATTCCGTCGCTCCTTTTAATACATAGGGTGCGATTGCCGGAGAAATATCTTTCAAGCAGTGTTCTATAAGGCTAATCCGCTTGCTGAAGAATGCCCTGGCAATGGCGGTCTGTTCTGTGGGGTTCGATTCACGGCTTCCTTTGACAGTATACGTCCGAAGTTCTTCTGGTTTTGCTTTCCAGGCATCCAGCATGACCAAGGCATCTTTCCATTCAGGATACTGCAAGCAGAAATGTTTAAGCTCATAGTATCGGTGCTTTGAAATATAATACGGATTCTTTTCAGATAGTTCAACGTGTGCCATCTTTACCCCTCCACAAAAATCCAGTTTGCTCATAAAGAGCTTTTGGCGAGATGTAAAAATTGATACGTCCGAACTTAGAGTTCATTTCTTTTAAGTCGGTAATTTTCTTGCCGTCCCTGGTTGCTGTTCCGATAGGCAGCCATCCAGAAATAATCCCCGCTCGCACCCACGATGGGTCACGTCCGTATACTTTTGCGGCAACTCGTACAGGTACTGATCCTGTTGGAAAAATAAGGTCATTCATAGAGCTTTCCTCCCTAAAAATCCTTAAGGACATCTTACTACGTCCTCTATGCGCATTTTAGGGAAGAAAGCGGGGCAGTGCGTGATGCTTTTTATTTTTTCAATGATGAACCATTGACAATCATCGTAGTATCGTTTAAGCTAGAATAGAATTCAGAGCCAAAAAGGAGGTATTTTTAGTGCTTATAACCTGTCCAGAGTGTGAATTGCAAATTTCTGATAAGGCACTTGTATGCCCTCATTGCGGTTTTCCACTCAAGAAGAATGCTCAAGTGTATCCTAGAAAAGCAAATAAACGTCGTAGGCTGCCAAATGGATTCGGACAGATTTCAGAAATCAAGGGGCGCAATCTACGAAAGCCGTTCAGAGTTTTAGTAACCGTAGACAAAGGATTAGATGGGAAACCAATCTGTAAGCCGCTTCAGCCACAGTCTTATTTTGAAACCTACAATGATGCATATTTAGCATTAGTTGAATACAACAAGAATCCATATTCCATCGAGAAAAATATTACCATGGATGAATTGTATCAGGCATGGCTGAAGGAATACAGGACGCATGTTGGAGAGAAGATGATAGAAAAGACTGAGTGTTGCTGGCGGTATGTTCGCAAAATTCACAATATGAAATTACAGCAAGTTCGTATTCCACAACTCAAGCTCGCACTCGACGAGGCAACAACCTATAAAAGTGGCAACGAAGTAGAACTTCCTCGTTCAGCTAAAGGCAGAATCAAAAGCCTGTTCAATCTCATGTTTGACTATGCAGTAGAGAACGAGCTTGTTCCGCAAAATTATGCAAGGTCTTTTGCTCTTTCCAGATCAGATCAAGAAGAAACAGCTAGAGTGGACAAAAGTCACATCCTATATTCAGACGAAGAGGTTGAACTGATTTGGGGCGCTCTCCCGGTCTATCCATATCTTGATATTACTTTAATTCAATTTTATTCTGGTTGGCGGCCCAATGAACTTTTGAGCATGAAACTAGAAGATGTTGATTTAGAGAACAAAACATTTCATGGGGGCTCCAAAACTGTCGCAGGTAAAAATCGTATTGTGCCAATTCATTCCAAAATATTCCATTTTGTCGAACAGCACTATAATGAAGCTGTTGCCGCAGGGAGCGAATATGTATTTCAATCAGATACCCAACCTGGTAAGGCATATACATACGATCGGTATTATGTTCGACTTATAGAAGCACGCGATGCCTTGGGGCTAGATAAAAGTCATCGCCCCCATGATGGTCGTGTTCAGTTCGCAACCATGGCAAAGAAAGCTAAAATGGATCAATATGCACTAAAGAAAATTCTCGGTCACTATATCGACGACGTGACCGAGAAGTATTATATAAAACCTGGGATGGACTGGCTCCGAAACGAAATCGAAAAGATCAAATGATGTACTCCTCAAAAAATTAGTATAGGATTATTGTGTAGGCAGATATAGGAATATCGTATATGAATAATGTAGGAGTAATGTGCGAGTTGTGTGCGTCAAGCCACTACTTTCGGCATTCAATCACGTTCAAATACATCATGGATTCGCATTTTATTCGATGCTTCGTATTACTTCAGCTCCTCCAGAAGACTTTTACCCCAACACACCAACGTCATTTTTCTCTCAAAATATAGGACTAATCAAAGAATAATCCTCGTTCAATCAAATCCAATCACATTTTTAACGGTCTCTGAATTCAAAAAAATAAAAGTCCCTGAATATTCCGCGGCTCGACTCGCAGATACTCAGGGGCTTTTTTCTTTCGTGAAAGTCTTTCAAATATCAGTCTCGTATCGTGAGCTTTATTTCACATCCGTACATCAATTGGCCGCATCTCAAACAGCCCGGTCTGAAACGTCGCTCAAAATATCATAGCCCAATATCTGGGAGCCCTTTCTAAATATCATATTACCATAGTCCGCGATCCAATTGCAAGCCCATTCTTCAGCATCGACCCAGTAGGCCGGTTTCACCATGCGGTGCAGCTCTGGCAGCAGACCGTAACTGACTAAGGTAACATGACCCAGCTCGTGGATCAGCACCCTTCGCAGCTTTTCCCCGCTCAGCCCTCGTGCCACAAACACATGTTGCAGCTTCGGGTCTGTCACGGCAATGGTCCTGCGTCCGGTGCGATCCACAAGGTATGGGCTGTCCGGGTCTACAAAACGGATGCGCCAAAGCCACCCGTTTACCGTAAACCGTTCCATTTTGAATTATGCGGGCATGTCCGCCACGAGCTTGGTGAAGTCAGCCTTGATCTTCTTGCGCAGGTCAGGGTCAGCATCCCCGTAAATGGTTCGGATGGTGCTCATCGCGCTCGTCAGGTGCTCGCTTGCCCGGCGCTCCATCTCCGCCTTGTCCATGGCCGTGTGGCTCTCGGTGTAGTGCTTGCGGGCTTCCAGGTACTCGCCATAAGGCTTGCCGTACTGTCTGCCCTCATGCTCAAACTCCCCACGCCGACGCAGAGGGAACTCCCCGTGGTCGTCACGCATCTCCCTCTCGAACTCGTCCGGGTCGCGCAGCCACTTCTCCATGTAGCGGTGCTGTTTCGTCGAGGGCGTGTACCCCATCCGATAGTCTTCCGCTTCGCCCATGGCCTTACTGACCTTCTCGTAGTAGCAGGCTTCGTACAGGTTCCGCTTCGTTTCGGCAAGGTCCTTGATCATGTCAGTCACTTCCCCTGCCTCGTGGGTGTTCACGCTCTCGATGCCCTTCGCCAGCTCTCCCTTGAAGGCATCCACCAGAGTTTCCATCATCGAGCAAACACTCTCCATGCAACGATTCTCCATGTTGATTCCTCCTTACGAAAGCTTCCGCACGATGAGATTCGCACCGGGCGAAACAGTCAGAGCGGCTGTTCCGGTGTTCACGATGCGGATCACGTCATACATGCCGCAGCCAGTTCCCAGCAGCATGGTTTTCGCCACGTTGAAGGCATCCCCGGCAGCGGTGCTGGTCACGATCATGTTGGAGCCGGGGAGCACTGCATTCCCTGCGGAAATGCTAAGCTGGACCGTACCGGCAGCCACACCTGCGATGTTGCCCGAGAACGCCACTTCGTAAATGCCGGGCAGTCTGAGCTTTACATCACTCATGCCCGCACGGTGACATTCGGCGGTGCAACGGGTCTTGAGGTTCGTCACGTCAAACAGAATCGCCTGACCGACTTCCAGGGTCTGAGCAGCAGAATTGGATATCTCGATCATCTGCAAATCCTCCTTCAAATATCAATAAGAAAGGAGCGCCAGTCTCCCAGCGCCCCTCCATTTTGAAATTTCGCTTAGGCGGCCATGTTGCAGCACCCGGTCAGACCAGCGATCTGGCAGCCCAGAGTACCGGTACCGGCGTAGGGGTTCTGCACGATGTAGGCAGGGCCGGGAGCCGGACGCAGCTGGTTCACCAGATAGTTGTTCTGAGCCTGCTGACTTGCAGCGAGGGTCATCTGGCTCACCTGAGTGCGCAGCTGTGCGATGGTCTCATCCTTGTCGGCCATGCGGTTTGCAACGATCTCGTCATGCAGCTGGCGATAATTTGCATTGTCGTTCTGCATGATCTGCTGTGTCTGGTTGGCGATGGCGGTCGTGATGGCGCAGGTGTTGGTGGCCAGGTCGTACTGGATCTGTGCCTGCCCCTGACGGTTCTCACAGCAGCAGTTTGCCAGCTGGGTCTGGAGGGCGTTGGTGTTCTGCATGTTGGCGACCGTGTCGGCGTTGATTGCCTGCTGGATGCCGAAGTTACCCTGCATCATGGCAGTGTTCACGCCATTAAAGCCCTGAAGCATCGCGGTGTTGGTGTTGTTGAAGCCGTTCAGCAGGCTGGTGTTCATGGCGTAGAAACCGTCGCACAGACCGTTCTCCAGGCCATTCAGCTTGTTGATGACGCTCTGATTGTCGAATCCACGCTGGATATCTGCCTGGGTAGCGGCACTTGCCAGAGCGCTGCGGGTTGCAGAGCCATTCCCGCGGTTGCCAAAACCGTTGCCGTCCCAGTTGCCAAATCCGCCCCACAGAGCGAACAGGATCACAATGATCCACCATGCACCGCAGCCGTCGCCCCAGCCATTGCCGTTCCGGTTGCCGGTCACAGCAGCGATGTCAGCCAGACTCGGGATCATGCCCATCATACCATTGTTAAACATATCATTTCCTCCTTTGGAAATTTCAGTGAGTGGAAAATACGGATATGTTCACTGAGCCTTCTTTCAGGCCGCGCGTATCCTGAGCAAAAGCTCAATTCACATCACTTGGGATATGTTTAACGTCCGTTTGCTTTTAACGACCTCTGAAGAACCGCATTGCCTGTGCGTAGGCCTCCTCGGGTGTGATCCCGTAGCTCTCGCACAAGTTCCGGGCGATCTGCTCACCCGTCGCGTCGTCTCCATTTTGAATTGCCGACAGCGCGTTGTGTGCCATCGGGTTGTTTCGCAGCTGTGGGTTTCCCGCCAGTAGACGGTTCACAAAGTTCATTCTCGGGTTATTCGGCGTTTGGTTCATGGTTCAGTCCCTCTTTTCCGTGTTTATAAGGTTCTTTGCGGTAAGGTCTTGACTTTTTCTGTACCAAACGCTTGATCTCGTCCAGCTTGTCCCGAATCTCTGCCAGCTCACCATTTTCAGGCAGGTTCTCAGCGGTCTGGGCCATAGGAACGAAGGTCATGGTTTCGATTTTCCCGACATTCGATAGATACTTCACATACACACAGCTCATGTCATCTTTCGGGAAGATGGCCACCGTGCCGTTGTTGGGCACTTCGTTGGGGCGTACTTCCTGGATGTCATGGATCATTCGTCCAGGGATGGCCTGTACGAACTGCTGCGGGTATCCATTTTGAATTCCCATCCCCTGCATCTGTTGCAGGTTCTGATTGTTTTGCCATCCTCCCAGAGCAGCTGCCTGTTGAGGAGTAAGGCTCTGCGGAGGATATGCACCATAATACTGGTTCATAAAGATCCTCCTTTGCAGGTTAAATAATTACTGGTTGTTCTTGGCCCTCAGCTCCGCATAGAGCTTGTCCGCCGCAATGGCTTCCTTCGTGAACGAGTTGTTCTGCCACCAGTTCACAATGGCCACCACAACGGTGATGAGGGTGCTTACCACCTGTTGGAGCTGCTCGTTGTCAATGGGCAGCGGGCTTTTGCCAAAGGCGGTCAGCAGACTGTTCAGCAGCGCCACAAGCAGGCAGATGGTTCTCGCCCACGTTGCGGCGGTCACGGTCGTGTTCTGTTCCATTTTGAAATCTCCTCTCACGTCATGGCGTGTTCTTCCCGGACAGGCAGACTTTCCACTCGCTCATACAGGTTCGTGCCGGTGCCGTTTCCATGCAGTTCGTGGTATGCCTCATAGATAACGCCGACGTTCGTCAGCCCTTCCACGTCCACATACCCCTGATGAAGATAATACCGGCAGCTCTGATACAATCGATCATGGAGCATCGCTTTCACGCCTTTTTTCAGCGCTTTCTGCTCCTGAATGGTCGCCAAGAGCGTCTTACCCATCCAGCCCATGATGCCTGCCACCAAGATCGACACGATCTCATTCAGATGTGTCAAGATAAAGCTCTCCGTGGGCTTCACGCTCCTTTCACACAGGTAAGGCCGGCTTTCGCAATGATGCCCGGGTAGTCCTTATACACATGGTTCATGTCCACCACGCCGCTCACGCCAGCCACATTGCCCTTGGAGCTGTACTGCCACATGCCGTGCTTTCGGGTCGGACGCTTGTTTCGGTAGTCCGCCAGCCACAGGTCAAACTCGTTCAGCTGCCACATATTAAGATTGTAGTCGGCAAAGTTCGAGTAGGTGTACAGGATCGCGTACAGCCCCCACTTTTCGATCTCCCTGAGCTCCATTTTGACAAGTTTCGTCAACTCTGCTGCGGGCAGACTTTTCAGACGGGGGTCCTCCACGTCCATAGCAATGGGCAGCGCAAAGCTCTTTCCTTCCAGGCAGGTCTTGAGCAGGTTCAGCTCCTTCTTTGCCATGCCTTCCGTTACCGCAACGGTGTAAGCATATACGCCAACTGGCAAACCCACAGATTTGGCTCCAGCATAGTTCGCTTCAAAGCACGGATCGACGTAGAGCTGCCCGCTCTTGGTGGAAACTGCACGGATCATCACGCCACCTACTTTTCCGCTGGCCTTGACTTTTTTCCAGTCAATGGTTCCCTGCCAGCGGGAAACGTCGATGATATCAAGCATTCCCCTGCTCCTTCAGTTTCTCGGCCAGCTGGGTGCACAGCTTTTCGTACTCCTCTTCGGTCAGGCGGTCGTTGGCAAAGAAGATATCCAGCTTCCGCTGCATCCCGTTGGTCTTGCCGCGTTCGATCAGGCGTGCACAGGTGTTGTAGAGTTCCATTTTGATTCCTTTCTGCTCACGGTCTGCATGAGCCATCTTAATGTAAAAAAATCGCTCATCAGCATTCTTTTTCAGTGTGCCAATAAGCGAAACGATACAAATGGGCTGACCCGACTCTTATTCCTCCGGCGTAACCCCCAGCTCCAGCAGCGTCAGCCTATACTCCTGGTCAACCATCAGGCTGTCGGTGTCGTTCTGGGCGCTTTGCAGGGCGGCCAGTGTTTCGGGCAGGGCGTCCACGGCTTTCTGACGTTCTTCCTGCTTCTCTTTTTCGGCCTTCTTTTTCGCCAGTTCCTCAGCCGTGTACTTGATGTATCGTATGAACGCCACTTCTTCGTCGTAGGCATCCCGAGCCTGTACACCGGGAACATCGATCACCTCATGGACATCCCGACCATACTCCTTGCCATTGGCATCATAGTAAATAGCGGGGGTTCCATCAGGCTTTAGGTTCACCTCATAATGGCTGACTTTTTTCACGCCTTCTACCGCATCATGGTGCACGGTCTTGGTCTCGTTCTTCAGCCAGCCAAGCTCGAGGTCAGGGTTCTCCACGGGGTTGTCGTTCTCGTCCACAAGCTCTGGGGTGGTGTTCGCCACAGGGGGCGGCAATTCGGGGAGTTCTCCATAGTAGAAATCATCTTCCATAGAGGTTCATCTCCTTCCATTTTGATTTTTTCATTTCGGACTTTCGGCAGTTTTCGCACTTCTCAGCGCAGGTCTGCCGAATATTGTAGGTGAAATTGAACGTGACCCGGGTTGTGGTCTTGTGCGCTATACCGCGAAACATAGTGGTACATTGGGCTTTGGCACAAATAAATCTTACATTGCAGACGCAGTAAATGATTCTGGCTACAACCTGAAATTTAGTGCAAGCTGGTCCAATTCTATTTACGGCAACAGTGCAACAGTCCAGCCCGCTGCATATTACGTGTACATGTGGAGAAGAACCGCATGATCACGCAGTGCGCCGCCACATATAAACATAGTAGGCGGCTGGTTGAACGGTGGAAGCATTGCCGTAAATCGAATTTGAATCCGAAGCATAAAACTGTGCCTCCGCCCATCCAAGCCAGTCGGACCTGTCCGTTTGTTGGCTGAAAGTGCTACAGTGGGAGCGCTTAAAAACACCTGTTGATTGATTAAAATGATCACTTACAAACAGATCTTTCAGTACACCCGTAATATTCGGCAGACCTGCGCTTACGGTGCTGCCTGCGCCGTGGGAACTGGAAACGCCCATCAGCACACGCTCAGAAGCAATGCTCTCCCACGTTCCGCCGAATAAGCTTGCCGGGCTGGTGGAACTGGTGGATATGTAGATAGCACCGACGGGGTATGCAGAAAGAGTGCCTCCGGTGGTTACTCGTGCCCAGCCGGAAAAATCGTTGCCATCAGTCCATCTCTGACGAAACGCCATTTCCCCTGTACTATGAGCAATATATACTTGTGTTACATTACCGGCATAATTCCACACCATAGCAATGCCGTATGTATATACCCCGCTTGGCCCATTCGTCCCCCAGCGTTCAGGTATCGTGCACCAGATTCCCGTCGCAAGAGTATCCCAATTACAGTTTTCGGGTATAGTATCTCTCCAAAGTAAGTTTCCACACGCCTGATCTAGGGTACTGGCTCCTGTTCCTCCATAAGAAATGCCAAGGATTCCGGCGTTAATTTCTGAGGCATTGGTTGTACCAGATGGCCCCTGCGGCCCTGTGTCCCCCTTATCTCCCTTGAATGCGCCCGAATCCGCCGCCTCCTGCAATGCCTTCATGGCTGCATTGGCAGAATTCTTGGCGCTCGCCTCGGAAGCTGCCGCACTTGCCGCAGAATCACTTGCATACCCTGCTGATTCATTGGCGCTGTTTGCGGAATCGCTTGCATACCCTGCCGATTCATTGGCGCTGTTTGCGGAAGCCGTTGCCGATTTTGCGCTTGCGTCCGCACTCCTCTTCGATTCCATTGCTGAATTGGCCGAGTCCGTGGCACTGGCAGCCGATTTGTCCGCGCTTGCCTTTGCCGCATCCCGTGCCGCTTCGGCCTGTTTCAGCAGCTCCTTCATCTTCTCCAGTGCGTCCGTGATGGCGCTTTTCACCCACTCAATGGCGCTGGCGATGTACTCTCGAACTTCTCGCCCATACAGTGCCTTTCGGATGCCTGTAATGATCTTGTCAAAGTCCATCTGGTTCCGTTTTACCTCCTTCCGGTCACTCCATTTTGAAATTTCAGCTCTGGTTCAGTCCCAGCCACTGGTTCAGGAAGCTGATGATTGCGTCCATCACACTCTGGATCTTCTCCTTGACTGCCTCCACCTGCTGCTGTTTCGTCAACTTTTCGGGGGTCAGGCCAAAGCTGAACACCTTGTTGTCCAGCGAATCCAGCGGCAAAGTCAGCTTCACGCACACCAGCCACTGGTCCAACTCGTGGGGGCTTGAGATGATCCGGGTTTTCTTCAAAAAGCCCAGCCGCTGTACATCCTCTCCGCCGTCTCTCCGGTCGTAGGCCGTCAGGGTCATCACGGGCTCCACGCTCTGGCGGTAATTGTCTAGTTCTTCCTGCGCTTTTTTCTTCAGGTCAGCGCTGGTAACATTGCCATCCACCTGGATACACTTCTCGATGATGCCATACTTTGCTTCTGCCGCCTCATCCCGCACTGTTTCCGAGATCGCGCTCACGGTGGTCGTCTTGAAGATCCACCAGCCGCTGGTGGTCGTCTGGGTGCCGTAGGCGGTCACTCTCGTCACGATGTCGCTCGCCATCTGTTCGAGGTAACTGAAATCCAGCAGGTTCACGCCAAACTCGATGGCCTGGGTCGTTTTTTCATCGGTGTCCAACAGGTAGTCAACGTAAATGCGCCAGACATCTGAACCGTTGTCTGCCTGCACGATGCGGGTGCGCAGGTACCCATCATACTCGTCCAGCAGGTAGGTTTGCAGCAGGTTCCACTGGCTCAGGAACAGCGTGCCCTGGTTCGTGGTGTCGATGGTGTTTCCCAGCTGGATGGTCACCTTTCCGATGCCGAACGTCCCGTACGGCCCCTGATAGTAGTCCTTGAGCGCTGCAACAGACTTGTAGAACAGGCTGTCGGTTGGTACAGTGCCGTCGCCCTTGGCAGTCAGGAAATACGTCCCGCCGTCTATTTTCGGAGTGTAGTTTTGCAGTTGTCCCAATACACCCGTCACATATACTCTGTAACTCAGGTCAAACTGTTTTTCGGTCTCGGTCACATACCCAAGCCAGATCGGAACGTCGTCCTCCAGTACCTCCATCCAGGTTTTCTGGAACTTCAGTGTCTTGTAGATAGGGTTCGTGTACTGGCCAATGGCGGAGTTCAGCTGGTAGGGGATCGTCGCCTCAAAGTTTCCGAACTCGTTTTTGGCCAGATTCAGGATGGGCTCTTCCAGAAATCGGTTCGAGACCTGTCCTTCCACCGCGTCACCCTGGGAATCGAAGATGCACTCCTTGCTGGTCCACCGGTAGCCCAGGGCGCTCACCCCGCCAAAGGTACCGGTCGTTTTTTCGATACTGCCTGCGTAAACTTTATATCCGATACTTCCTCACCCTCTCTGCATCCATTTTGAAATTTCGTAAAACGCTCTTCGTCCAGTTCAAAGTTACCGTACTGCCAATGGTTCCCCCTACTAGGGGAGCTGGCGAGCGATAGCGAGACTGAGAGGTTTACAAGTACGCCGGTTGATAGTAAAGCCCCACGGTCATGGCGGTCGTTGCGGTCAGCACCACCTCGTACACGTCATACCGCAGGTCGTTGTCCACGATGCCAAGGTCAGCCTTCGTGTTGCTGGTCAGGCTCACCGAGGTTGCCGTGTTCTTCAGCCCCAGCCGCTTTGCCTCGTCGTAAGGCCAGCTTCGGCTCTTCCGCAGCGTTGCCGTCAGGGTGCCTCCGCTTGCCCCGCTTCGCTCCACCTGAATGAGGCTCGGTTTCTCGCTGGGCGGCATCGGGAACTTGAGCGTCTCACCCGCCTTGATGGCAAGGTCTTTGCAGTACGGCAGGGCCAGGTCTGTCTCGAACCCGAAGTCGTCCCAGAGCCAGTCCTCCCGGATGCTCTCATATAAAAACTTGAATGGATAAAGGGTATATCCCAGCGTGATGAGCGAGTGCCCGTTCTGCTGTTTGATACCGCCGTCCACCCAGATCCTTCCCAAATAAAAGAACGCCGGGTCATCTTCCAGCCGCACACGCACTTGCCCGGGCGTTGCATTGCCCTTGTGCAGTATACGGGAAAGATGATCCAGCGCTCCTGCGCCGATGGGGCTGGAAAGGTTGCTCCCCCGCCATGCATCGGTGTCAAGATAAAATTCCCAGGTGCCTTCCCGGCTCTTGAATACCGGGTAGCCTGTTAAGCTGTTGGATAGGTAGGTCGTGCCATCTCGTCCTGGAACATCCACCGAGACGACCTTTTCCACAGGAGGAGCCACCACCGGCCGGGACGAGGGGATCATTTTCCAGTCATCCCAGGTGTTTTTGTCTCCGATCGTGATCGAATGGTACATCCAGCTCCTCCTTTATAATAATGTAGAAACTTTAACTCAGCAGATCGTCGGGTGGCTGAAGGTCATACGAGATCGTCAGCGTCACCCGGCCATCGTTGCCGTTTTTTACATTGCTCACCCAGCACCGGCCCTTGTATGTCTTGGTCTTGGCGGCAGTGAAAACGGTCCCGCCCAGTTCCAGCGAGACCGTGCATGTCCGCCCCTGCAAAATGCGCATCAGGCGGAAATATGTGCTCGTCCAGTCTCCCTCCCGGCTTGACCAGTCGGGGTAAAGCTGGATGCTCAGTCTTGTTTTGTCCGGGATACCGCAGCGCTCCCGCACCTCGTCCACGGCGTTTCGCCCGTAATCATCCCAGCTGGAATGGGGCGAGCCGTCCGCAACATAATAGAAATCCCATGTTCCTGTCGAGTTCTTGAAGGTCCGCTTTTTCAGCGGGGTCTTTTCAGGACTTCCGTGATAGGGCGGGAACTCCATGGTCTCGTATTTTTCGTCAAAGGCCTGGATGTGGATGGGATTCAGGGGGATCAGGTTGAAGTCTCTCGTGCTGTACTCCTGTAACACACCATCCGCATCCGTCACCTGAAAGATGACACCTGCATAGCTCGGGATGGTCGAAGCAATGGAGGTGTTCAGTGAACCCTGATCAGCCATTTACTTTCTCCTTCCCGAAATTTTTCCTAAGCCTTCGTCCACGTCGTTGATGATCTCGCCCACCAGTTTCCGGCCGTTCATCTGGACCTTCATGTTAGCCACGGCCCGGGCAATGCTGTCGATGTGCTCGCCTAGTGCCTCCACGCTCGAAACGATGTCGGCGTTAGGGTTTGCCTTCTGGTCAGCCTTGTTGTCCTCTTCCTGCTGAGACTTGGTCAGCTCGGCTTTGCGTACCACGTTGGCGGCAAGGCCTGCGGTGCGCTCTGCGTTCAGGGCTACCGTGCCGTTCTGGAACAGGGTGTCGTTCAGCCAGTCCACTCCATTTTGAACGTCGCTCATGTCCACTACGGGCTGGATGCTGGGTTCATACTCGAAGTCGTCGCTGGCAATGTCGCCCACTCGCTGGGCCAGATCCATCATGGTGGAAAGGGCAGTGTTGCTCACGTCCTGTACGCCCTGCACCACGGAGTCGGTCTCGTCGGTAATGCCCTGCGCCAAACCAAGGCTCAGGTATTCACCAATACCCGCCATCACGCGGCTGGGGGAATGAATCCCAAAGAAGTCGCAGAATCCGTTCACGATGCTGCTGCCGAAGTCGCAGATGCCGTTCCACACCGCACCAGCCGCACCGGTAATGCCCTGCCACAGGCCGGAGATCAGGTTTCCGCCCACGTCCACCAAGCCCTTGAAGCCGTTACTGATCCAGTCCCACAGGTGCGAGAAGGCATTTCCCAGCCAGTCAAAGAACCCGCTGAAGAAATCACCGATCTTGTCCCAGTTGGCGATCAGCAGTCCGCCGCCAGCGATGGCTGCGCCAATGAGCCAGCCTTCGGGGCCAATGGAGCCCAGCACGCTCACCAGAGTGCCGCCCAGTTCTCCCAGACCGCCCAGTAAGCCACCGGAGCCAGTGATCATCTCGCCGATACTGCCAAGGCCGCCCAGTGCTTCTCCCAGCAGTCCCGTGCCGCCCGTGGCAGAGCCCAGCAGGCCGCTCATGTTGCCCAGGATGCTGCCAAGGTTCTTGGCCGCACCGGTCACCTTGACCACCTGGCCCATCACCTTCAGGGTACCGCCGCCCTGGGCCAGTTTGTTGAAGGTCAGCATGGTCTTGCCCAGATTCATCATCGTCTGGCCAAATTCGCTGCCCATAAAGTCCAGCACGGTGGTAATGCCGCCGGTCACTGCCCCGCCCCAGTCACCGCTCACAAGGGCGGTAATGGTACCAAAGAGGTCGGTGATCACTTCGGTCACGCCGTCCTTGGTGGCCACGCCAAAGGCTCTGCTGAGCTTCGAGGCCATTTCCGGGGCGCTCTTCTGCACCTGTGCCCAGACGCTGTTGAAGCCCTCCTGAATGGGCCGCCAGTTCTTCGAGATGGAATAGCCCAGCTGCATCATCATCCGCTTGCCGGAGTCGTCCAGTTCAAAGGCATCCGCCAGAGTTTCCGCAAAGCCCACAAAGTTGTACTGTTCGCTTTGCAGGTCTGCCAGTGCATCCAGTGCGGTCTCGCTGTTCTTGCCAAACTTCTTCACAGCCTCGTCGTACTTCAGCTGCTTGTTCGTTACCTTCTTCAGGCTGTAGCTCATGCTGTCCAGTGCCGTGCCCACGCCGATGATGGCGGTCATGGTGCCCTGGGTAGCTGCCTTCCGTGCCTGGACGCTGTCGGCTCCGTATTGTTCCACCGCAGCCTTGTAAGCATCCTCCCGGCCCGCAAGGTCACCGTCTCCGTAGAGCTTGGCCAGCATGTTCTGCCGGTTGGTCACCAGCTTCTCCTGCTTTTCCAGGTAGGAGACCTTGCTGTCATAGGCATCCAGCTGGGCCTGATTCAGCTCGTTGATGAGCTTCTGCTGTTCGGTCTGCGCCTCCAGATACTGCTGGTAGGCCGCCTGGGTCTTCTGGCTTGCCTCACCAAACTCGTTTTTGATGGCGATATAGTCCTTCTCGGTGGCCAGCAGGATTTCCGCCTGGTTCTTGATCTTCCGGTTGATGTAGTCGATCTTCTTGTTGGACTTCTCGGTCACCTCGGCGCTGTCCTCGTACAGGGCGCTCCAAAGCTCGTATTCGTCCTCCGCGGTCTTGGCATCGGTCTCGTACCGCTCCTGAATGACCTTCAGGATGCTGTCCTGCTTGCTCCTCTGAAGCTCCGCAAGTGTCTTCTGTTCGCTCAGCAGGGTGCCGTAAGCGTCCTTGGTCTTGCTGTTGTTCGCGCCCACCTTGGCCAGCAGGGTGTCGTACTGCTCTTTCGCAATGCCCACCCGTTTGGTCTGGAGCTCGATCTCCCTTGTCAGACTCTCAGTCTTTTTGGCGATAAGCTCTTCCACCGTGGCCGTGTCGCCGCCCGTCACTTCCCACAGCGCGTATTCGCCGGTGGCGTTGGACATCTCGGTCTTGTTGGCCTTCAGCTTGTCGGAGAATGCACTTGCCAGCGTGTCTGCCAGCGACTTGCCGGATTTGGAAGCTTTGGATTTCGTGGAACTGGTCGGGGTGACTGCGTCGGCCACAGCGTCCTGTGCTTTCTGCCACCAGTTACCGAGGATGCCATACGGATCGTTCAGTGCCTTCTGGGCATCCGCGTTTCCCTGCTTGGCATTTGCAATTTCGGATTTTGTTGCGTTCCGGCTGCTGCCCGCTTTCTTCAGGCCGGTTTTGCCGGGGATGACAATTGCATCATCCATTGCATCGCTGAACTCATCCATCGCGGTAGACAATCCATTTTGATAAATTAGATTGCCAGGGTGCAGGGTGCTCAGCTTGAACGCATTGTAGAGCTCAGGCATCTTCTTCTGGATCGCAAGGGTCGTCTCGTCGATAGCCTGGAGGAAGCCGTCCTTCATCACCAACGCGCCAGAATAGCTTGCCTGCCGGAGTTCTTCCTGTTTTTGCTTGTCACCGATACCCAATAGTGCGCCCTCGAGAATGTTCTCGCTGTCGCTTGCTGCCAGGTCACTGGGCGAATGGATGCCCCAGAATGTCGTAAATACGCTTCGGATGGAAGAAGCCACGTTCAGCATGTTCGCCTTGGCCTGTGCCAGTGCACTCGGGTCGGCAATGCCTTCCGCCAGTCCCACGGTCACATACCGGCCAAGTTCTTCCATCACCCGGGAGGGAGAATGAGAATCGAAAGTCGTTTTGCTGGTCTCAATGACCGCGTTCGCAACTTCTTCTGAAGCATCTGCGGCTTCCTTCTTACCGTCAAGCTGGCCTTCTTTCATGCCCTCGCTTGCATTTTTACCGATGCCTGCAAATGCCTGATAGATGCCCGCCATCATGGAATCGCCGTTTTTCAGCTCATCCAGAATATCCGCAAAAGGCAGCACGAATGTCTGGGCCGAAACGCCCTTATCCTGCCCGCCCCAGTTTTTCGGATCGAGCGGGTTGTGGCTCCCTGCCCAGGTCGTGAATTTCGTCCAGAGGTCGTTCAGTGCTGGCTCGATTTTCTCCCAGATATACTCTGTCAGGCTCACCACCGTATCGATCACAGTTGTGCCCAAAACATACAGCGCCTGTCCGATCGAGGGGGCCGCCAGAATGATCGCGTCGCAGATAGCCTTGATGATTTTGGCGATTGAAGTCACCAGACTGCTTGCCACCTCGGCCAGACCCTGGAAAACACCGGCGATAAATTCGACCAGCGTCCATGCCAGTGCCTTGATGCCGTTCAAAAATACCTGGAAATTCAGGCCGTTCAGCAAACTTAGGCTGGATGCCAGATTCTGTACAAAGTTTGCGGCAGAGCTCAATGCCAACAGTGCACCAAGGCTCAGTGCCAGCGCGCTCAGAGAAAGGCTCAGTGCTACGATCACCGGAGTCACAGGAGCCAGGATCACTGCCGCACCGCCCATCACAACAAACGCACCGATGAGCGTCAACAGCCCTTTGCCGATGGTCTCCCAGCTCAGATTACCCAGACCCTGCAATGCAGGAACCAGAAGATTCACTGCCGCAGCCATCATAGTCAAACTAATGGCGCTGCCAAGGCTTCCTTTCGATAGATTCAGTGCGATCACACATGCACCCAGTCCACCGGCCATTGCAAGCAGTCCTCGCCCAATGGATTCCAGATCCATCTCAGCAAATTTAGAAACCGCGTCCTGAAGGATCTCCATGGATGCCGCCATCAGAACAAATCCGGTTCCCTTTCCGATGCCGAATTTTACACCGTCCATCATCTTGGCGGATATCACGAGCTCAGCACACAGAGCGCCTACTGCTCCGATTCCTTTTCCAAGAGATGTCAGGTTTAACCCACTCAATGCTTTCACGCTCGAAGCAAGAATTCGGATACTCGCCGCAAAGGCCATCATCCCGGCAGCGCCTTTCGTAAAGCGCCCGCCATCCTTCGAGAGAACTGCTGCAACTGCCGTCAGCTCAAGCATTACACCGCCCAAAGCCACCACACTTCCGAGCAGCTTGTCAGAATCGATCGTCGAGATGACCTTGAGTGCCCCCGAAAGTACAAGGACTGCTGCCGAAACCGCGACCATTCCCGCAGCGAGAACGCTCAGCTTCAGGCTCTGCACATTCTTCGTCAGTTGGGTCATTACGGCCATCACGCCCAGCAGTTCACCAAAGGTGATGGTCAGCGCTCCAATGGCCGCTCCAAGCCGGTCAGCTTTCACCATCGAGAGGACTGCCAGCGAGCCTGCCATCAGAGCCACTGCCTTGGCGATCGTCATCAGGGTATCTGCTTTCTTGGCCGATTTCCACGCATCTACCGCCTCGCCCAGAGATTCAATGCAGTCTTTGATGCCTCCTACCACATCTTTTGCGCTGGAGCCGATGGACTTGATGCTCTCGAGGAATCCCTTGATGGAAACCAACATGCTGGCTCCCATGCCGCCCAGAATAAACTGATTCAGCTTCTCCGGGTCAAACTCGTTGAACGCATCTTTTGCCCCTTCAGCAAACTGCGTGAAGATTTTATCCGCAGCCGAGCCGAAAGAATAAAGCACCGGAGCAGCCGCATTCACAAAATCGGTCACCCAGGTGCCAATCGTCTCCAACGGATGGAGCCCCTTCGTGATTTCGGAAGCAAACTCGCCGGCAGCCGATGCCGCATCCAACAGAATATCTGCCAGAGGCTTTGTCAGGTTCAGCACACGTACCATGCCGGAAATAATGCCTTCCAGAATATCTTTTCCGACCCGCAGGGCAGAGAACACACCCTCTGCGGTGGTCTTGATCTTCTTGGCCGTATCATCACTGATGATGAGTTTTTTGGTGATGCTATCCAGCCACTGGGCAAAGCTCTTGATCTCCTCCCCTGTTTTAGAGGGAAAAATCTCCTGAAATGCCTCACGGATGGGTTTTGCAATGGCAGTTGCCGCATCCATCAGATTCCACAGGCTCTGCATCAGATGCTCTCGGCCGGAAAGTTCCCGGATCTGTTTCGAGTAAGCCTCCAGGTCAAGCGTTCCATTTTGAACTTTCTTGTTCAGCTCTTCAAAGGCCTGAGCATTCTTCTCAACTTCTTCCCGATTCGTGCCTCGCTTTTCCAGTTCAGCATCGCTCAGGGTCAGCATTTTCTCAGCACTTGACTGCGCTTCGCCCAGTCCCTTTTTCAGGAGCTCTGCGCTGATGCCGCCCTGTTTGATCGCTTCACCAAAACTGCCTGCATCCTCGATCTGCTTTTCGGTAATGGCTCCGCTTGCAAGGGCCACCTGCTGCATGGCATAAGCGTAAGCGTCCGCCTGATCGCCCAGTTCATTTTCCAGAAGCTGGTTCCACCCGCTGTCCAGTCCACCCTTCAGCCGCTCGTTCAGCGCTTCGATGGGCGGCACAAAGATGTCGTACAGCCGGTTCGCCAGCTCCGTCCATGTGTCGGTGGCCTCTTCCTTGTTGCCAAAGAAGGTCTCGAAGACTTTCATCCAGGAAGAGCTGACCGCATCCTTGGTGGAGTCAATGGCCTGCCCAAAGCTGGTTGCCTGCTGGGCCGCCAGTGCAGCACGTTCTGCCAGTTCTCCGTATTGGCCACTCAGCTTCTCCAGCGCCTCCGAGCTGGTCATGCCGGGGTTTTGCTGGGTCATCTCGTACGCTGCCTCCATCATGGAAGCATACTTTGCGAAGGTCTTTTCCATGACCTCAGTGTTGGCCCACTTCTTCTGCAGGCTCGACTCAAAGCTGGCGATGGTCACCTCGCCCTTTTTCAGGGTGCCCAGCTCCACCGCTGTGTCAATGAGCTCCTGCTTCAGGGCCTTGGTGGCCGTACCCATCAGGTTCAGGCTCTTCCAGTCCTGAAGCTGCAAATGTCCGGCGCTGTAGCTCTGGGTCAGGTTCCGGATGGTGCTCTGGAACGCAAAGCCCGTCTTGCCCGCGTCTGCGGTGGCGTTGGCAATGCCCATGATCATGGGAATCATCTTGTCGATGTTGCCGCCCGCAGCCGTCATCTGGGAAAGAGCGCTGGTCATCTCGCTGAAGCTGTAGCTGGTCTCATCGGAGTACCACATCAGCTTGTTCAGGTAACCGTTCACCTGATCGATGCTCTTGCCCGTGGCGTTCATGATGGTCTGAACGTTGGAGGTCTTTTCGGTGTACTTGTCCCAGCCGCTCATCACCTGATCGACGGACAGGCTCTTGACCAGCTTCTCGCCCGCGTCCACAAATTTGTTGGTGATGTTCACCAGCGCCGTGGTGGCCACGATGTTCAGGTTCGAGAACTTGGATTCCAGCCGGTCAAGGCTCGTCTGCATGGTGGCAAAGTCCACGTTCTCCGCGGCTGCGTCCAGTTTCTCAAAGCCCTTTTCCGCTCCCTTAAACTGGAGCTTCTCCATCAGCCGGTCAATGGTCGAGATGGTCTTTTTTGTATTCTTCTCAAAGTTTTCGTTGTCGAACCGCATTTCAACAACGCGGCTGTCCACTTCCCTGCTCATTCTGTCCTCACCTCGCCCCATGCTCTGGCCGCGATCCGCTCAAAGACCGGCCGCATTGCCGGGTTAATGTAATCCACACCCTCTACATACCCTCCGTTTCGTGTTCCGTGGCCATATTGCAGGATCACCGCAATGGGCACGCCGTCCACGATGTTGGAGTTTTTCCATGTAATAACGATGCTTTCCCTGCCCTTTGTCACCTCGTAGCTCCAGCTGGCCGCGGTCTTTCCCGTGTCCTTGGGGGTCGCTTTCGCAAGGGCATCCACCCCTTCCTGGCCGTACAGGTTCAGTACGTCGTCCAGGTCGAGGTCGGAACATCGCTTCAAAAATTTCCGGGTCTTTTTCCAGTCGCCTTTCTGGCGAAAGATGATGACTTTCGACATGCTTATCCTCTTGTTTTCAGCTTGGCCTTTCTCTGCTCATTCAGCATTCTCTGCTGGGCCATCCGTTCGCCCTTGCTCATCTTCTTCATCGGTGCCTGGCTCTCCTGGCAGACCCGGATCATGGTAAGGAGCCGGTTCAGATGCCACTTTTCGCACTCCTTCGGGATGCCGTATGTGAACATCTGGCAATAAAGAATCTCAGCCGTTGTCTCCGTTCCATTTCTCCTGGGCGGGCGTTTCGGTCGAGGTTTCGTTTTATTTTTTATTTCGTTCGGTCTTGGCTCCCCGGCAAACCATGTTGCGGTCATGGGAGCTTCCATATATTCGTTAATGGAACGGTACTGTTCCCGGGTCAGTCTGGCGTACACTTCGGGGTCTACCCCTTTGGTCACCGTCATGCAGCGGATGTAGTCCAGCCACTGCTCCACGGTCAGCTTGTCCAGATTGCTCAGGAACGGTATATTCCAGTTGCTTTCCCAATGAGCCAGGGAGAGCAGTGAGTGCTCCAGTTTCAGCGTTACCGGTTCCGAATAGACAAATTCCTCTGTCTTTGCGTTCCAGCTCTGCTTTGCCGGAATGTTTAACGTCAGCACCCGCTCCACCTCCCTGGGGTGTTTTCATTGAGGCGCTCTTTTCAGAGTGCTCTCCATTTTGAATGTTCGGTCAGTTGTGAGGGCAGGCTTACTGCTCGTCGGTGCCCTTCTTCGGGCCTTCCAGCACCATCAGGCCGGGCTGGGCGTTCACAGGGGCGGCCTTCTTGGTCTCCTCCTTCATGTCCTCCGGCAGGATGCCCTCAAAGAATGCGGCCGCTGCCTCGCCGTTGGAGGCCAGCTTGTAGTACAGGTCGCTGTAGGCCTGGGTGGACATAAAGTCCGCCAGCACCGCATCGTTCTTGATGAACTTCCGGCCGTCCGGGCTCAACACACCGTAGCTCTTGCAGATGATCTGCTTGAACAGCTTGGCAAGCTCCAGCTGGCTCTGGGCGGCAGTGATGCGGTTGATCATCTGCACAAGGCCGCCCTCGGTGGTCAGCTCCATCTCCATGATCTCGGCACGGGTCAGATTGAAGTAGTAGTCTTCCGTCCGCTCAGTACCGCCAAAGTCCACGGTGGTCATCGTCTTTTTCAGCATTTTTCTTCTCCTTTATCGTGTTCATTGATGCTTGGCTTCTTACACCTGGCCCTCGCTGTCGGTGATCAGCTTGATCAGCTCGTCGGGGGAAGGCAGGGTCGCCTCGGCAGTCTCGGTGCCCCACAGCTTGTCCTGAATGGCCTTCACGGTGGCAGGCTTCAGCTTGGAGCAGTCGATCTCCATGTGGCTGGTGGGGCGGTGGCCGGTCACGCTCACGGGGGAGGTGGTGCACTCCCAGCTGAAGGTGATGGCATCGGGGTTGTCGTTGATGGTGGCGTAGCTCTTCTCGCTGGGGGAAGCGGTGCTGTTCCACGCAATGTGGATCTTCTGGCTCACCTCGTCATCAACGTCGTTGCCCACGGTGGTCACCCAGCTGAAGCCAAAGCCCTGGCGCTTCTGCTGGCCGATGGAAACACCCGTTGCAACCTGTGCGGAACCGTCGCAGGGCTCCCACTCGGGGGGATAGGTGTAGGCTTCGATGGTGTAGCCGTACTCCTCGGCAGAGCGCAGAGAAGCATACTTGATGTCATCAGCGTAGAGCTTGGTCTCCTCAGCGCCGGAGGGGCTCTCGGTCACGGCGGTCAGGCCATTCCAGGCCTTGCCCTTATCGTAAGCGCCGGTGTTGTTCATGGGATACAGGACACCCAGCTTGGTGCCCATCTCGTAAAACTTTTCGCCGACAGCGTCCCAAATCAGTCTGGACATATAGTTCCTCCTTAGATGTAGATCGTAAAAACGGTATGGTATAATCCGTCCGAAACAAAAGAGCGGTCGTAGGTGCATTTCGGCAACACACTTACGGCCGCTTTGATCTTGCTGTCAGGGTCTTTGTCCATCACGGTCACCGTGTAGAACGGATGCTGGATGTAGACCCTGTTGTTTGCATGGTTGTTTCGGATTCTGCTTTCGCTGTACACGATGCAGGGATATTGGAGCTGGAATCCAGCTTTCGGCTGAAAATAGAGGTGGATCGACGCGGTATTCTCTTTCAGCACTTCGCGTAAGAGTGCGTCAACCTTCAGTCGTGCATCCATTCCAGAGCCCTCCCAGGGTCAGGATCAGGCGCGGGTATTGTACCTTCACGCTGGATACCTGCCATTTCTGTCCCATGAACGTCGCATACCGGAGCTTGTAGAGATGATCTCGTGCAAACGGGTCGGCTACAATGCTCAGTTGGTTTCCCACCGTGATGTCAGGGTTCACCTTGTCCCCCAGCTGCATCTGCCGTCCAAATTCCAGTACATCGCCAAAATATTGGCGTTCTGTCATCTTTTCGGTAAATACACTGGGGGCAGTCTCTTCTACCTCATCGGCAAAGCCAAGCTTTCCGCTGTATTTCATCTCTTCTCACTCCATTTTGATTAGTTACAACTAACTAAAAGGGCTGAAAACTCAGTCCTCAGCCTTTGCCGTCCAGGTTGCCGCAGCGCTGCCGTCGTAGGTGATAAAGCCAGTGGCGGTCATTGCCACAGCCTGGAGCACGTTGGTGCCGTCGTCAATCATCAGGCGGCCCAGCTTGAATGCCTTCTCGGCATCTGCCTTCTTCACCTCGGTGGTGTGGGCGGCATCCTCGTACAGCTTGTTGTCGGAATGGCCATAGGCAATGTAGTTTGCCACATGCAGGTCATAGCCGGTCTCGTAATAGGGTTTCAGCATAGGTTTCTCTCCTTTCCCACAACGGGTTAAGCGGCCCACTCAACGGCCATTGCGCTGAACGGGGTGGTCAGAGCGCCGGAGCAGCGGGTCTCGATCAGGTACTTCTGCGCGTTGAAGTCGATGTCGAAGTCATCGAACATGGAAACAGCGCCGCCCTTGTCAGCACCCACAGTGTAATCGGCCAGGTTGACAACGATAGCGACCAGGTCGCCGCCCTTGGCACCCTTGCGGCCCTCCATCTCGGGCACAGTCACGATCTTTGCAACACGCAGCTTGCGGGCCAGAGCAGCCTCGTCGGCATACAGCGGGTGGCCGATGCCGTCCTCCAGCAGGAGCATCTCGGTCAGAGCGTCCTCGGTGGTGAACAGGGTCGGAGTGCCGGAGCCGCGGTAGTCCTTGCGGGCACGGATGATCTGCTTGATCAGGGCCTTGTACTTGTCCTCCACGGTGGTCAGGCCGGTGGTCTTGCACTGAACCTTGATGGTAAACAGGTCTGCATCATTGAAGACGGGGCGGATGCAGTTCTCATCGATCTTGTCCTCAGAGGCTGCCAGACGGCCATCACCCAGCAGGTATGCCAGAGCCAGCTCACGGTTCAGCTTCAGGCGCATCTCCTGCTTCAGCCATGCCACAACGTCAAAGCTGGTAATGTCGATCACATCGTCGCGATCCAGCTTCTGCTTCTTGTAGACGGTGGTGGGGCTGGTGGAGCGGCGCAGCAGGCCAAAGACCTCTTCCTTCTTGAAGTTGCCCTTGATGTAACCCTTGGCGCGAGCATCCTCCTCGGTCAGGTCAGCAAACATGCTCTTGAAGCGGCTGAACGGGATGTGGTGGACAGCGCCCATGACCACGCTCACCCAGTCGTCGGGCTTGTCGATGATGCGGGGCGGGGTGTCCAGCAGGTGATCCTCGGGGAACAGGTAGTCGATGTTGTCGATGCTGTGGGTCAGCTCGTCACCGGTCATACCGGCATCCTCAAAGGCAGCCTTCATGGTGCCATGGCTCTTGGCGGTCTTGACCACCTGGTTGATGTCCTCAATGCTGTGCTTCAGCACGGTCTGGTTGGTGTCCTTGTCAAATGCGTTGTGCTTCACGGTATCGTCCTCCTCACCGTCAGTCTCGTCGCCGTTTTCATCGGGCATTGCAGAACCGATGATCGCATACACGACATTTTTTTGTTTTTCCGTCAGAGTGTTAAAGACATCCTCTACGGTTTCTTCCTTGTTTACGTTCTTTTCGTCCACCATCTTGGCTTCCTCCTGCGTTACTTTGTCGCCAGTCACGGCATCGCCGCTGTCTGCGCTGTGAGAAATGTCTTCCAGCGGATTGCCGTCCGGGTCCATGCCATGGGTGATACTCAGGGCTGTATCCGAGACGATAAACGCCTCGCCGCCCTCGTAATCTTCATCGGCGCTGTGCTTGATCACCTCGTCGATCATCGCACCCGGGTTACAACCCGCCAGAACCAGACTTACCTCCTGGATGATGCCGTGTTTTACGACATTGCCAACTTTTGTCAATCCGTTCGCATAAATCGAAAAAGCGTTCAGGTCTCCATTTTCCACACACTGTTTTGCAGTTTGGCCGGTCGGGGTATCGTTGAACTTGGCATAGCAGTACATACCGCCGGGCCGGTTTTCCAGCAGACAATGCCCAAGCACGTTATCGATACTGTTATGGTCATGGTTGTACACCATAGGGCGAACCTTACCACTGCACTCCTTGAAGGCATCCTGCGCGATCACCAGGCCATCGTAGCACTGGACGTTCGCTTTCGTGGCCCAGCCGCTGCAATCGTAGTCAAAATTAACCATTTTGATTTGCAATACTCCTCTCTACGGCATCTCGCCCTGCCGTGATTGTTTTGTTCTGAGCAGCAATTTCCTCACTCGACTGGCTGATGTTTGCATTCCGCAGTTCATCTGCCTTAGGGTCCTTGCTGGGCTTCATGCCAATGGCCTGACGGAACTCGTTCGAGGTCATAATCTCGTTCCGGGTAAACTTGTCCGCCATCTCGGCAACGGTGGAAACAGGGGTCAGCTTGAACGGGTCACGGAAGTACATCACCGATTCCCGGTTCGCCCGGTCTTCCTCGGTCAGGAACTTTCGCCGGATCTCATCCACGACAGCTGCCACAATGGGTTCGATGGTGCGGTTCTCGTAGTTGGTCATCACAGCATCGGAAGCAGTACCGTTCATGATCTCCGGGGTGATACCCAACTGGCTGTATGCCATGTTGGTCAGGTATTCCACGGTCTTCAGAAGGTTGTTTTCGAGGCTGCGGTTCAGCTGCGTGATATGCTCCGTGCCATCGGTGTAGGCAATGCCGTATTTGGAATTGGCGAGCTGCTGCTCGATCTCTGCTCTCCGCTTTTCGGCCTGTTCTTTCTTTGCATCCGTTCGGATGACATAGGGCAGCTGAATGATCATGTCCAGCTTGTTGCTACCCACCTGCTCATCAACCACGTCCATCAGGTTCAGCTTCCGGATCAGGCGCTGCACCGTTCCATTCGGCTCGTTCATAACGGCATAGAACGGGTTTTCGATGATCGCCACCTTGTCTTTCGGCAGGGTAATCTCTTCCTTCAGGCCAGTCCGGTCGTTGTAAACTTCCATCCGAACATCATCCGGGTACCACTCCAGTACCTTTCCGACCCGCATGGATTCAAATTCGGTCTTGCCTGTCCTCGTGTCATAGTTGGTGTCAATGGGCACCAGTGCTACTACACCCTCGTCCAGCATCGAAAGAAACAGGTCAAACCGCAAAGAGCGGCCTGTCTGGTCTTTGTTGCCGGAAAGGTTCAGACAAGAATTAAGGCCCGAATCAACGGTTTCGTCATAGCGTCCGTTTTCATCGAGCCTTACATGATTGATGGTGATCGCCGCAGCATCCATTGCAATGCGGGTGTTGATGGCCGTCATAATCGTCCGGTCATTGGTTCGGTTCAGCCGTACCCGGTCGGGCCGGTTGCTGTAACCTCCCCCAATATAAATTTTTCCGGGAGGGTCCCGGTTCAGAAAAGCATTCCAGGCATGTCGCAGTCTGGAGCCAAGGGTTTGTGATGTCATTTTGATTCCCTCCGGCTTACACTTCTGTGTATTGAGCGTACATACGGCCTCTCGTTTCGTTCTTATACGCTTTTTCCGCCGCCATATTTGTGAGCGCCCTTGCTACGGCATGTTTGGCCGCATTTTTAGCAGCCGAACTAACTTTACCTCCAGTCAGATAGTCATAGACATATACGCTTGCTACCGCTCTTGAAACGGCTTTTCCTCGTGCAATTCGCTTCTTTTCTCTCTCCACAGCGGTCTTTTTACCCATTCCCTTGGAATAATCCTTTTCGATTCGGTTTGCGCCTTTAACGCCATAGTCCATTCGATACATTGTTTTTTGATAACTTGTAAGCTTACGATCAGGGTCGCCATATTTTTTCTTTCCCGCCGCAGTTAAAGTACCATCAGGGTTCTGGTAACGCCGTACACCCCACTTCATGCCTTTAATGCCGTAATGATAAAGCTCCATGCTTCCATCATTCCATTGCCACATATTTCCTCCTCATGCGCCATGTGCTTTCATCGTTGTAACCAGTGCTCCACTGACGACCGCATTCTTGAAAGCACCCGATTCAACGATATTCTTACCGATTTTCATCACAGCAGAACCATTGTTGTAAAGGGTCGTAACAGTCCCAAGTGCCGTGGCGGTTGCCCCAGCAATTTTAATCGCTTTTTGGATCTTGCTGGGAGAAGCCGTAAGCCGTTCATACTGTTTCTCTTTTTGCAATCGGTTGATACGCGCATTCAGCTCACTGTCGCTCATTTCACGGACGCTTTTCTTCGTATGAGCGCGTGTATAGTCTTCGTGATCCTGCGCATAGTGCTTCTTTCCCTCGGAAGTAAGCGTGCCATCCTTATTCTGGTAGCGCCGCACGCCCCATTTCATGCCTTTGATACCCCAATGGTAGAGTTCATCGCTATATACCGTCATGTTCCACCTCCTTTGCAAACAAAAAATGCACCAGCCGTTAAGCTGATGCACTATCATGTTTCTTTATTTAATTGCAACAATTTCAGGGCCAGTAATCTCTAATTCACCATCAAGAATGATGCTTTCGATTCCTTCAGGCTCATTATCCTCTGGAAAAATATAATCCGTCACCACTCCAGAATATTTCTTTCCATCAGAAGTGATTACCGTCACTCTTTTTCCTTCATAAGCTCTCAGTTTCACGATGTCGCATCCTCTCTTACTGGATAAATATGTGTACCCTTATTGGAATAAATAATGAGCGCGTTATGGGTTTCATGTTCAGCGCCATCCAAATCAACATATACGCCAATTGGCTCGTCAGATCGAACACGCTCTTTCTTTACCCATTCACCCTTATTTGAAGAGATCAGCGTTCCTGTTCCATGAAGCCTTAAAATATAGCGCTGTGCTTTATCAGCACTAAAATAGGTGTAGCTTTTGCCTTGCTTATACAAAGGCGAATTACGGTCATGCTCCGATTGCTTGTTTTTCCGAATAGCAAGACTAACTTCACCCTTTTGCACAGCTCTTCGTAATACCGATGAGTTTATTTTAGCACGTTCAGGTTTATCTGTATAGGGTTTATGTCCCAGCTGAGCCGGAGTTCTCCGCACGCCCCATTTCATGCCTTTGATACCATAATGATAAAGCTCATCTGGATTTCTCCAGCGCCAAATACATTCATCCCTTCTCATTTTATTCCTTTACTCAAACGCATCCCGGTTCTGTTTCCACGCCACGTAAGCGTCCATCATGGCAGCCACTGCATCGATCTTCTGATCCTGCCGCTGTTTGTAGAGCTTCCGGTTGCCATTGGTGTCCACCAGTGTAATGCAGTTGCCCATGGCAAATTGCATCAGCTGTTCGTCAAACAGCAGCTTCCGCTGTTCGCTCAGCTTTTTCAGCTCACCCAGCGGCACGCTTTCGGTCTTTGCACCCTGGATCACTTTCACAACGCCAAAGGTACTGTTTTCATCGCCCCAGCGCTTCACGAACTCCTGTGCGTTGTAGGGATCGTAGCCAAACGCCCGTACGTCGTACTCGTTCTCCATGATAAAGCTGTCCAGATCATCGTACACCTGCATCATGTCCAGGACCGTGCCGTCAAACACGAACAGGGTCCCTTCCCGCATAAACTCCTCATACTGCTGCCGTCTCGAAGCCGGAAGCTGGCTGAGGGTGTAGGATGTGATGTAGTCCCGCGTCTTGACCCCAAAATATCCATTGGACAGCGGAAACAGGAAGGTAAAGGCACAGAAGTCGTCGCCCATGGAAAGGTCCGCGCCCATGGCACAGGGCATCTGCCAGAAGCTTCTCTTCCTGTGGCATAGGGTCTCCTCGTAGGGGAAGAAATAGGTGTAGCCCTCCATAGGCAGATTGAAGCGCTTGGCCAGAATATCGTTTCGGGCGCTGGGGGATTTCTCCGCACGCTCCACGTCCAACTGGTAGGTCTCGTAGCTCACGGTCTTGCCCAGGTTCGGGTTGGCCTTCAGCCACATCTCCGGCTGGCCCACTTCCTCAATGGAGTCCAGCTTGTAGTACCAGATGGACACATGGGGGTTGACGTACTCCCCTTTCAGGATGCTCATCAACTCCATTTTGATGTCGTCGCCGCAGCCGTTGCGCACCGTGCCCTCGGAGGAAGCCGCCACGATGAGATAATTCTCGTTCTTGGCTGCGCCCTGTTCAATGGCACCAATGGGGTCTTCCCGGATGTCGCAGGAGAGCCACTCGTCTACGGTCGCCACAGTGTCGCGCCGTCCTTGCAGCTTCTCAATGGTCATCGGGCGCACTTCCAGCAGGCTGTTGGTCAAAAAGTTCTCGATGCCCTTCTTGGTGGAAGCCATCTTCACCCGGTCTGCCTTGGAGCCGGTGGTGTTTTGCAGGCTGCCCTCTGTCATAAACTGGAACACCGGCCCCTTTGCCCGCGCCAATGCGGTGCGGAAGGGTGCCAGCACCTCCTCGGCCTGTTTCATGGTCGGGGCAGTGGTCAGCTGTTGGGTCGTGGTGGTGTACGCCGTCAGGAAGTAGGCCTGCAAAAACTCAAGGTACATGGTCTTCGCAGCCGATCGGGTAATGATGAGGTACTGCTTTGTCACCAGCCGCTTTTTCAGCCGCCGGGTCTCGTAGTGTCCACCGCCTCCGTGCTCATTCGGCACAAAGACGCTCCGCTCCACAAAGTAGTACCACCCGAAGATCTCTTCTGCCCATAGCTTAAAACTATCCAGCATCTTCACGTCGGTGCCGTCCGTCAGGGTCAGCTCGTCCTCGCAGAACGAAATAAAGCCGTTCACCGCTTTGTCGTCATAGTAGATGCCGGGGTTGGCGATCAGGTCGTCGATCCGCTCCATCTCCATGGCGATTTCCCGGCAGACCGGTATTTCACCACGCATCACGGCCTCTCTGAAACGGCCGTAATAGATCGGCGTGGCCGTGTTCGAGAGTGCCATTTTCAATTCTCCTATTATAATAAGGTGGGAACCTTACGTTTTATCCTGAATCACTGTCCAGTATCTCGGCCAAGTGGTCATTTCCAAATATTCGAGCAGCCATTTAGGATCGCTCAAATCTCGTTCGATTCCATCCTCACGATGCACCACCAAATGCCCGTCGGCATTGATATACCAGTAATCTTTGTAGTCATGCCTACCAGTTTCATCAACATAGTAGCAGTACATACAAATTTTCTTACCCGAAACCAATTGGCGATATGCTTCGGGCCATTCCATCAGGATGTTGCCTTCATGTTTCACCATGTTGTCACGCTTCTTTCTCAAAATTATCGTGCTCCACATTCAGCCGCCATTCCATTTCCGCCACGGTGTTCTTCAGTGCTTCCATGGTAGTGCTGCTCTGTGGCGGGTCAAAGCCCAG